AATGCCGAGCATCCCCAGAATGACCCGTTTCCAGTTGTTAGCTTTGAAAGATTTAGCGGTGCCATTTTTGTTAAACGGAAGCATCCATTCCATGCTCTGTTGAAATTAGTAACGTTTTCAGTGTTTACTAGTGGAAACTCAGTAAGAGATTCACAATCCCACCATGCGTTATCGACTCTAGTGGCGTTTGATAGATCCAGGGAGGGGAACGACTTTAAATATATACAACTTTGCCACGCGGCAGTATAAGTTGTTGCTGGTCCCAAGTTGATAAGCGGGAAGCTTTCAATATACATTCCACCCCAAGCACCTTGGAAACTTTCAGAATTACTGAAATCAAATGTATTTGGGAACTCTGTAACTGCACGGCAACCGTTCCAAGCATATGAGAATTGTCTTCCCTTTGAGAAGTCAAGAGTTTTTGGTATTTCTTTTAATTCTCTGCATCCATTCCAACAACTGGTGAATATTTCCCCAGAACCCATTCTTAAGTTTCCTGGGAAATGCGTCATAGACCGACAGAAAGCAAATGCTCTGTCCCAATCTGTTACATTTTCAGTTCTTGCCGTTCCTGAATCCGGCGCAATGATTTTCATATTCGCACACCCTGCAAAGGCACCGTACATTGTTTTCCATATTCCTGTTCCCCATTGCTGTAAGAACAAAACTTTCCTAGCATCAGTAACAATAGGTCCACTTTGCACACTTAAATCATTAAATCTTAAGGTTGGGAAACCTTCTTCGCCGTTTGGAGTAATTGATATAATATAAACGCCCGGAACAGAATATGTATGAGTAACTCTTGCTCTAGACGATGTTGGTGATTCTCTAACGAAATTATCTGTGAAATTCGTTACTGTCTCTTCGGTTTCGTCTCCCCAATTTATATTGAAGTTATAAAGATAATCTGGATTACCACTTACATCAGTTGTCCCATCAAGAGTGAGGATAAACTGATTTGTTTGTGATATTGCTTCGGTTATTTCAGTGTCGATAATCAACTTAAATGGTATTTTTTCTGGGTCAACCGCGCATTGCTGTCCGCGTGTCAAATCATCATTTGGTATATTGTAAAGATATCCTGGTGGATTTGGATATACAATTTCATTTGGATTAACAATCGTACTTGGGGTTGGTGGTACTTTGTTTTGTGGGTCTAAGTCATTGTGATGTTCCCAACCCATATAATCAGATTCAATATCGTCAAACGAAACAACACATCCCCAAATCTTTGGATCCATGTCGAGGAAGCTATTACATCCAGTGACCGATTCCAATAGGAATGTATTTACGGTTTCGCCCTCTACGGTTGGTTCAGATGCTCCGTTTTTAGTAGAGTCAATACCCATACGAGTAGTAACTCTCTTAATCATCTTAGATATTGGTAGCTGTGGAGTATAGAAGTTACACTCCATTCTGAACTGCAAATTACACTGTAAAATTCTTCTTTCTGGTTCTGAAATGTCGGTAACAAAATTAGGAGAGGTTGATTCGAGGGTTACTTTGACTTTTCTTTCGGATCCTATACCGCGCTCATAGAGAGAAACATGCGCTTCTGGATTGAAGAACGGTAGAATGTTTTCAAGTATCTGAGCCATATCTGTCATATACTTGGTCCATACAGTAAGCTCAAATGTTAAATCGTAAGGAACAGTTTGAACATCACGAATGGCAGCTTCCTCTTGCTCGCCAGTTTCGGGGTCTTCCATATATTCAACTAATATACGACGTTTTTCGTATTTTCCCCTCTGTCTCTCTTGGTTTCTGGATATTCCGTTCCAAATAAGCGACATTCTTGGGAGGAAGTTTGGTGGAGTTGAGTCTGGTGAACTTGGATCTGCCTGAAGTTCTGCTATTACCTTTTCTTTTGGCGCAAGGGTCAATGGAACTGGCTTCCATCCAATAGCTTTTCCGTCCTTATCATAGTTGATGATGGACATCTCATTGAACACATCAGAAAGAGCGACTACGTGTTGATATATTACATTACTGAAGAAAGTAATTATACATAAAGTATTTACCCGCCTTTCGTAACAGAATTTAAAGTATCCACGATCCTCTGCCAAGACCATGAATATGGTATCTCTACCAAGTTAATATTATTCACTACGCAGTATTTTTTCAAATTTTCATCCCTTTCTCTTTGTTTAATAAAACGGTCCTCACCACCAAAATAGTCTATGGAACAATAATGTTGCTTTCCGTTATATTCTAATATGCAATTTTTATCTGGTATAAAAAAGTCAACTATGTATTTTCTATTAGTGTCTACAAATGTTTTATGATAATCGTGCGGAATATTGGATTGTCTGAAATACTGAAGGATATCTCTTTCCCTTTTGTATGTCTTCAAATTGGGGTTGCCATATCCCCTAAAAATGTTATTAGGAAGAGCCTTCCACACTTCCCCCGTTTCTAAACATTGCCATTCAATTGGTGTATCTTTGTTAACATAACATCCGATTCTCTTTATTTTTCTATACTTTAATCTCTCGTCAATCATAGCATCAGTAATTCTCTTGCGATTGTGAACTCCATTTTTCTTCTTATAATAAAACAAAACGGCTGCTGGGGTGTCCTTCCATTCATATCCACTAGAGTCTCTCCATAGAATAGGAACATTGGCTGTCACATAGTTACCTATTCTTTCAAAACCAGTACCTTCAAGTCTTTTATCAATAATCTCGTTTGAAAGTCTTCTATTAAGATTATTGCATATTGGGCAAGGACTATTACCCTTTTTAACTCTGCTCAATACATTAATTAAAATGGCGTTACTTTCGGTTTGGCACTTATTACAATAGATGACAAAAGGAGTATAATTATTAACATATACACCTTTCTTCGTGACATTGTGAGAATGCAACAAGTCATTAATATAATCATCACTGTATTTTTTATTGGATGTCATGTGTTGTATTTATAGTAAAGTTATTTATTACCAGTTGCCCCAGTCAAAATTTTTCTTATCCTTGCCGCTCACACTTACGATGCCCTTACCGGCAGGCATTGTTGGCTGCCCGTTCTCATCGACGCCATCAGCCTTTTCTTGAATATGCTCATTGTCACCATGGTAAGCGCCTTTCTTGTTGGCAGCAGTAAGCCCAGGAACCTTATACTTCTCACGGATATTTCCATTCTCGTCAAACAAATCGGCAGGTGCGCCAGGAAGTATATTTCCTTCAGAGTCAATGTACCCATATCGTTCACCATCACCAATCTCTGCTGGTGATATCTCTCTTTCACGACAAGTCAAAGCATATGCCGTTCTTCTTCCGAATACATTTCCCCGAACTCCGAGAGTAGATTCGGTAACATGAGTGACTTCAAATACTTGAGTAGTTAAACCATTGGCAAATGTGAATTGATCAGCTATAAGTGGCTTTCTTTTAAGTTGTTCAATAGCGGTTGAATAATGAAGATACATTGTAAACTCCACTTTATTCATCATACCAAACTGGTTGAACAATACATTTTCCTGAACTTGCCCACCATCAATCAATCCAGTAAGCATTACTTTTCTTACAAATTGTTTTCCTGGGTCTTCGTTAAAAATTCTATCTCTTTCAGGATCAGCATCAACAGGATAATATTCGAGAGGAATACCATATATTGCAAACATCTCTGATGCCATATCATCATAGAAATCCAGTTCTTTTCCATTATCTTGGTTGCCATTGTATTGGCTCCAAAAATCTTTTGATGACATCGGATCGGGGTTAGCTGGCATATGTTATTCCAAATTAGGCAAACCAGAAACTTTGTGGTGGATATCCATAGTCTCCATCCTTGATGGATTGTTCTAGTTTTTCTTTTTCTTCCTTTCCTTCTCTTATATAGAATTCCCCATTTACCGTTGCGCCGCCAGTAAATGTGATTCCGGTATACTTACTGACGTTATATCCTATTTGTATCTTACATAGAGCGGCAGCATATCTACGAATCCAAATGTTTTCATAGAGGTCGCTATCTTGAACTCTCATCCACACTGGCAATACAATATGACCGGGGGCGCGAGGGGCTGGAGAGAATCTTACCTTCTTACTTTCTTCCATGAACTGAACAGCAAGCTTGATGGTATATCTCTGCTGTATCATCTCAAGATATTGCATACCAAGCTCATATCCTATAATGTCTGCTCCGCCACCAGCGCCACGAGTTCCCTCTCCACCACGACTTCCAAAGGAGTTAAATTGACCAAACGATCCTGGCGTCCACAGAGCGGTTCCAACAGAACCAAATCCAGCCCCCTGAAGCCCACCAATACCCGTTGACATAATGCCAAGATTTGTTAATGCGAATCCTCTCTCTAGCATTGGCTCGGTTGCGTAGTCTGCGGATTCTGTTCCACATCTTGTTGCCAACGCATTTCCAACAGCGACAACATCACGCGGTAATTGGTATTCTTGTTTATAAACTAATACGGGCTGAGCAGAAATATCAGTCGATAGGCACATACCACCATCGTCATCTGGATGGTCTATTGTCTCATATCCAGATAAACGAACAGCGGCTTCGGCAGTTATTACAATATACTGTTCTTCATGTCCGGTTCCACCAGCGTGAAATGTATAATAGTCAAGAGCCTCGTCAATACAATTATCAAGTTGTGTCGGCGCAATCGGTGGTTTGACGGCAGGCGCTCCGAGATGCTTGTATACCCAATCCAATAACGATGCTCTGTTTCTTACTTTCATGTGATTCCTTTATAAACTCTTTACAATTCCAGATAAAAACTTATATAGCTGATTTCTGTCGTCCGCAACATGCGAATAGTCTATTCCAGCTTCGTTCATTATTGCCTTTATTTCTTTCTTGGTCATGACCATCCAGGCACGATTATCTTTCTTCTTAAGCTCCATTAGAACGTCAACCGATATTCCGTTTTTTGGTGACTCTACTTCGGGGGTGACTTCGGGGGTGACTTCGGGGGTGACTTGAGGGGTCGGCTCAGTTTGTTTATCTCCCTCTATAACTGAATCAATAACCCCATCAACAACATCATCTGGAACACTATTATTTACTAAGTCATTCCATTCTTTCAATGGATCGCATGGGGTTGTATTTTTTTGCGTGTCAAATTCCACAAAACCTTCAAATCTTATGCCAGGAAGACTTCCCACCATCTCAACTGTCGATATAAATGTTCCATTGGGTGGTATCTTAGTGGGGACGCCATCAATGCGAAGTGTTATAGGAGTAGAAGCTACTCTTCTAAATCGTGCCTTTTTACCCATAGATACCTCTATTTATATATTCTATTTTTTATCTGGATCAAGGTTCGTGTGGATGCTCTTGTGAAGAGCAACCACATCTTCGCCCGCCTTTTCCTTAAGTAGCTTGCCTCTTTCGTTTGTCTCCTTAAGGTTCTCAGCTACTTTTCTAATCTTCTCTTCTTTCTTTGACATGTCTGGTAGTATTCCGGCGTTCAAATCGCTAAGTTCTCTCTTGACAGTTTCCCATTCCCTTTCTAGATCTTCACGGCGAAGGCGTATACCACCCAAAACACGTAGATCAGCATTTGGTCCTGTCATCTGTTCAAGTTGCATGGTAGCCAAAACAATACCCTTTTCTATTTCTTCAAGTTCCGCTTGACGAGTTTCTATAAGGTATCGTAATGCTCTATCTTTTTCTTGTCTTGTCATATAATCTCCTATGATTATTATAACATAAAAAAAGTAAACCCCAGGAGAATGTCTCCTGGGGTTACTTGATTAGCTATCACGATCCGTCAGTATTAGGATACTGAACCAGAGAGAGCGGAGTCGCCCAATCCACGGATGTCGATGTAACGGTAGTAGTTCTCAGCACCGAAGAGGTTGTTGCAAAGACCATATCTGGTCAATACACCGATTCTTGGGTTGAAGGAATCCTGACCGACCGCTTCGAGGAACTGGATCGGAACATATGGGAGGTAAACGATACCAGCGTCGGCATCATCTCTTCCCTTGTATCCGACAACAGCGTAGTCGCGGGTTGCGAACATATCGCGGTATACGGTGAAGCGTCCGATGGTTCCAACCTTAGCGACACCACTGACCTCGGTTGCGAGGTTGGTAGCGACACTGGAGATTGCGAACTGTTCGAGAGCTTCTATTGCAGCAACTACAGTTGGCGAAGCCAAGATGAAGTTACCAGCGCCACGACGGGTAGCAACTGCGATTTCGTTCGAAGCCTTCAAGCATACGGTGTAGAGAGTGCGGAACTTCTCCTGCTCCCAACGACCGTCAGCGCCACCGAAGTTGGTTGAAGTGTAGTCCCATACGAGAACTCCACCAACCTGTGCGAGAGCGATGATGTTTGCCTTAACTTCTGCGTCAATTTCAGCGGCAACCTCATAAGCAAGAAGGTCTGACAACTGTGCAGCAATGTCAACATTGTGCATGTTCTTCAAATCCTGCTGTGCTTCATGCGACCAACGAGCAGCGAGCTTGCGGGTCTTTGCTTCTACAGTCTGCTTCTCAACGGACAAGCCCATGTAACGGATACGATCCATTTCAGCGGTGCCGCACCAGTGAGTTTCGCCAAGTCCTTCAGCGTCAGCGGTGTTGTAGCCGCCGCGTGGGGACAATCCAGCGTCAACATCTCCGCCCTTGACACGACCATTGTCAACTACGGTGCCGAAGGCACTGAGGAAGTCAGCGGAGGTTGGGGTTGAGGTTGCTGTGGTTGGGAATCCGCCCGAGTAGAGAGCTTCCACAGTGTTGAATCCAGCTTCCATGCCTGGGAATCCAGACTTGGAGTTGAAGTCACTCTGGTAGCGGTAACGGAGAGCGTATGCCAAGCCAACTGGGGTGAACATAGGCTGAACACCTACGAGTTCGTTGCTGACGAGTTCAGGGAATACACGAGCTACGAGAGGCATAGCAATTGCCTGGAATCGTGCGATACCAGACTGTGTTGCGGTGCCGCCGCAAGTAGCAGGAACGGAGACAGTTGCTCCGCCAGCCGAGCTTGCAGTTTCTTTAAGTGCGTCCTTGAAGTAACGGTTTTCTTGTTCGAGAAGCTGAGCAGTGAGTTCAGCCTTACGGTCGTCACGGATGTGCTCGACCATTGGCTTCCACTTCTTCATGAGTGCGTCTCTTACGTTGTCTTGTAATGCCATAAATTTGTTTCCTTTGTGTGTTATGGTTGTTTAATGTGTGAATGTTAGATTCTACGATTCATACGATCAAGGTTCTTTTTCCAAGTTCCCATCTGATCGTTGCCACCAGTTGCAGCGGAGGAAACTGCTTCCTCAATAACTTGAATCTGCTTCTGAGCGGCTTCGGTTACGACCTGTTTCTGCTGTGGGCGAGCTTTTGACTCATTTATAACAGGAGTGGTTGGCTTGACGCTTTCCTTGATTATGAAATCCTTGACAGCATCAAACTTACGCTCTACATCAGCAGCAGTGGCACTCTCAAGTAACTTGTGAGCGCGTTGCTTCTGTGCTTGGGTCATACCCTCGGTCAATTTGGTTATCTTGACCTCTTTTTCGAGTTCTCTAACCTTGGCAGTCAAAGTGACTGCTTCTTTCACTTTTGCATTAAAGTTTTCAGCGAGTGATTCGTTCTCCTTCTTGGCTTCTTTCAAAGCCTCGTAGCCAGTCGAATCAAGCTTTATGTAGTTCTTGGAGAATGTTTCTACCATTCCCTGGACAAGACCTTCATAGGCTTTTGCCTTAACAGCGGCTTCCATAACTTCCGATGGAATTGCTTCGGTAAGCTGCGACTCAAGATACTTGTCGAGCTTCTCTAGCAAATCTTCACGGTATGCTTTAACGTCCTTAGCAAGAGCCGCCTCTTGCTGCTTTCTGAAATTTGAGGCTTCTTCAGCCATGACTGATTCGAGACTCTCACGGTACTTATCCATTCCCGTCTTGTACTCGTCAGCAACCTGCTCTACCATCTGCTCAACTTGAGCGCGATATTCAGTAGCAGTCTGTTCAACTACCTTGAGTGTCTCACTCTTGTAGTTCTCAAGCTCTTCGAAGAGGATGTCTTCCTTCTTCTTGAATGCTTCAGCGAGTTCACCAGCAAAAGCTTCGGCTTCCGCTTGGAATGCCTTCTCTTGCTCTGCGATCTTCTGCTTAAGTTCTGTGACCTCTTTGGTAACAGCTTCGAGCTTTGTTGAAGCGTCGAGTGTTGCTGCTGCTGCGCGGTCGTTTACGAGCGTATCAAGATATGATCCGATCTGGGTTGCAGCTTCTTCAGAGAGTGATTCTCCGAGTGCCTTCTGTAGATGTTCCATTATCGCTGTTTTGCTCATAAGCAATATCTCCTAATGCTAATAGTATTTATAACGATTTATATGTCCGCAAGAAACTTTTTTACACATTCAACGACATAAGCATCTTTTTCATGCTTGGGAAGAGTCTCAAGCGATTCTTTTAGTTTACTAAAAGCCGACTCTGATCGCCTTAATGACCTTGCCGTGTAGCTTCCGCCGACTTTTATATACTCCACAGATTCCATGATTCCATCCACAAAACCATCTGGTGCTGATGGGTCGGCAACTATATCAACTGCAATAAGTTCATATTCATTAACGAGAGCCGAGTTATCTGCGCCCACTGCTTCTTTTACATTTCCAAGACCACGAGATGAAACTCCAAGTTGTCCACCAGCAAGAAGAATAGACTTTGCTACTCTTCCATACTCAGTGTCAATAAGTCTTGCCTTTCCATATACATCGTTTCCTGCCCATTTTAGTTCGGTGATAAGGTGGGAGGATCTGTGAAGATTTATTTCGATTCCTTCTGGGTGTCCAAGTTCTCCAAATGTACGGAGTCTCTTAGGATTCTGCATGCGATCAGCCATATAAGCTTCAACGCACTTCTCCATGAGTTGCTTTGGATATATGCGACCATTACGGTTCTTCTTTTCAGTCTGAATGAAGATACCTTCTATGTAATGTTGCTTTTGACCTTCGGCGTCAACAGCCTCAACAATCTTTTCGATTCCATCAAAGTTTGGAGCGGCTGCTTCAGTAATAAGCTTATACATATGAACCTCTTATAGATATATTTATACAATATATCCGTTATTTCTTGGTTGTATCTTTCTGTTGCTTATTCATCTGCTGAAGGAACGCCTTTCCACGCTTGTTTATCATGGATTGCAGCTTTGCATCGACAATCTTAGGGAATAACTCTTTTGCCTTCACATAGTTATCACTTTGTAAAGCATCCAAGTATTCATTGGTTGTTTCGTTGAATTTATCTCTATTCATAATAATCTCCTTAGCTTCTTGTACATCAACACTGTCTACGAGTTTCTGGAAATACGCCTTTACACCCTTCCAGAACTTGGGGTGTGATTTATCTTTTTCTTCTGCTGTCTTTCCGTAATTTTCTTGGCGAGAAACGGCTTCTTTCCAGAAAGATTCCAACGCACCAAGATCAATCTTCTTTTCATAGTGGAGCTTCATGATAAGCTCGTTGGATTCATTTATAGATTCCTTCTTGTAGTTTATCTGAACAGCAGCAAGCTGCTTTTTAGCATCTTCCTCGCTGCCATGCGTCCCAAGCACCCTACCAGTATGCTTGTTGACTACTTTCCATTTCTCTCCAGATTTTTCTATTCCAAATGGCATATATTAGTTTCCTTTATAAAGCTGGTTCATCGCCACCGGCATCATCTCCACCATCGCCGCCAGCATCATCGGCTGAAGGTTCGTCGCCGCCCATATCCCCACCACCCAAGTCTCCACCCATGCTACCCAATCCTCCACCACCAGCGCCTCCACCTTCGCCCTCTTCTTCATCTCCGCCCATATTTTCGGCAGCAAGAAGCTCCTGATTCTTCTTCCATTCCTCTTCGGTGATTTCGAGGAACTTCTCTGTGACCCACTTGCGCGAGAAGAGAGGCTTCTCAGTGTCGATAAGATCCTTGAAGTTGCTGAAGTTCTGGAAGCGTAGCTCAAGAACCTTGGCTTCTAGGAACTTCTCGAAGAGGTTGTTGGCAAACATATGAATCTTGATGTCTTGTTCGGTTATGCCGTATTCTTCAGCAATACCCTTTAGACGCAAATGTGTAAGGAATATATTCTTGAATACCTCTGAGAATCTTTCCGTATAACGCTTGACCTCTTTCACAAACTTGACTTCTTCACGGGTAATATCCTGTGTATCACCAATGGAGAATTTATTATCCTCTCCGAAACGACTCTTAGGTATCTTAAGTCCCTGATACATCTTGTTACGGAAGTATTCAACGTCTGCTATTTCGCCAAGCCCCTGACCACCGGGAAGAGTAGTGACATCCGAAGATCTTCCGCTCTGGAATACAGGAAACCAGAAGTCTTCGGTCATTGCCATCATATCAAGACCTTCTGAAACATCACCAGAGCTAGGATCGAAGAACTTGCGCTGACGATACTTCTTTATCATCTCCTGCATGAACTGATCGGCTCTTCCCTTTGGAAGATTTCCAACATCTATCTTAAATACACGACGTTCTGGCGCACGGACGATACGATAGATAACAAGAGCATCTTCAAGAAGCTTAAGTCTCTTATAAGTTGTCTTTGTTTCTTCAAGGAAAGAAAGACATAGCTTCATGTCCTCTTCTTTAGACCAGTCGTATTTTCCAGAGTTAGCATAGGCGATCTGCTCACGAGGCAATGATAGCAACTGCGAATCGTCTGATTGATACGAATAGAATAGAATCTCATCGGATTCAATATCTTTCCAGATTGGATAGCAGCGAGTAGTCATCAAACGCTTGACCTTGACGATACCCTTTGTTTCGTCGTTGTTATCAATGATCTTCTCAAAGAAGATTTCACCGTCGATCATGAACTCACGGAACCACTGAGCTACATGTTTATCTGCGTTGAGAACATCGTAAAGAAGATGATTAAATTCAGCTATAAGAGTCTTACGCTGATTGTCGTTTTCACGTATAGCATCGTTTCTTATTCGCAACTCTGCGAAGTTTCCATCTGAATTCTCATTGATAGCTTCATCAACATATTCATCAACAGCAAAAGCTATTTCTGGATATTTTGACATCTCACGATATATCAATACACGAGTTCTTTTATCTCTTTCTACTGAGTAAATGTACTTGGAAAATACATTGACGAACATTGAATAGTCACCAGCCGCCTGTCCAACATCACGAAGATCGGTAACTGGTGCCTTGGATATAGCGTCTTCACGTGTCTCGTTCTTGTCTGAGTCCAAAGCATTAAAAATCGTATTACGAGTTTTAACCAATAGCTCCTTTTCGCGTGCTGACATATCAGACGGCATCTGTGGAGTAGCTCTATTTCCAAACGCAAAAAAGTTTCTAATCGGCATATGTATAATCCTATTTTCTATTTATATGAATGGCTATTTGACATTTCCAGGGAGTGTTCTGACCGTTGAGTTACATTCTATTTCGGCTACATCTGGTGGCATGACAATAACTTGGCGCATAAGAAGTGGTTTGTATGATTTAAAATACCTTGTCAGTAACTTTCCCACCGATCCCCACCCTGATCCAAAATTGTCATACTGAAATGATATTGGGCTATTGTATGGGACTTCTTTAAATGTTCTCTTTCTCCAAATCTTGACTCCATTATCATCTTCTAAGTAATAATAATATTTTCTTAGAAGTCTGAGTGTTTCTGTAAGTCCTGCTGTTTGTTTTTCCAGCTTGAATCTTTTCAAGTCAACCCCCATGATGCATCTTGACGAAGTATCATACCCACCAAAAACAATAAGAGGATTAAGAACTACTCTGTCATTAGGTTTGACTTCGGCATTTTTGTTTTTTATTTCCCCGTCTAACACTTCTCTCCCAATGTACTGAAAAGATAGAATATCACCAAGGTCTATATTTTTACCTTTATCAAGATCCGGTCCAGTTGGTTTATCTCCTTCTGGTTTTCTGTCAATTAAATCACGAACTCCACCAGGGAATGTCTCTTTTTTTATGAATGGAATTTGTTTACGCATATTCTTATTTATTATATCGTTAGAATATTTTCATTCATAACTCTTTTTTCATATAAATATCAATAGGAGAAAATGTTAATGAAATGTAAATGCTGTCAAAAGGATTTTATGTCTTTTAGAAAACTCTCAAAACATGTTAGAGATAAGCATTATAAATTTATTAAGGAATATTACGACAAACATATAAAAACAGAATCAGATGGTAAGTGTCAAATATGCGGTAGGGATACTAAATTTTTAAATATTTCTAAGGGGTATCGTGACACATGTGGATATAAATGTAGTTGTATTTTAAAAAGAAGAATATTAAAACAGAAGCCAGAAAAATATGCGTCTTTCTGTGAGAAAATGAGAGCAAAGATGTTTAACTTTTGGAATGAATTAAATAATGACGAAGAAAAGTTAAAAGAATGGCGTAATAAGCGTTATGAAAATTATCTAGTGTTCCTAAATTCTCTCACAAAAGAAGAACGAGTTAAACGATTTGGATATTTGAATTCGCTTGAAGGCGAAGAAAGAAAGAAGTTTATATTAAAAATTGTTTCTTACTTAACAAGTTTCTATAACACAGCTTCAAAAGAAGAAATTAAAAATGTAAATAAAAGAAGAATTGATACAAAGATAAAAAGAGGAATATGTTCCTCGTATGAAGACAGAGACGAATATGATGTATATGAATCTAAAGCTAGAAGTATGTCTCTATCATCATATAAGAAATACATTAATATAATAAATCCAAATGGCTATAGAAGAGGAAATATAGAATACCATATAGATCATAAAATTAGTATTTTATATGGTTTTTTAAATAACGTACCGCTTGATATAATATCCCATCCAGCAAATCTATGTATGAAAACTTATAAAGAGAATCTAAGAAAACATCATCATTGCGATATAACTATTGATGAACTTTATGAAAATATAAGGAAATTTAATGAAGAAATCTTATCCCCAAATTAGAGTTTTTTCTCCTAAAAATGTGACTAAATATGTGGGAACAAGCCTACCAATAGCACGCTCAAATTTAGAAAGAAAACTCATGTTGGCGCTTGATACTTCTATGCACGTTCTTCAATGGACATCTGAACAACCTCTTATACCATATGTACACCCGATTAGAACTTTACAAGAAGGTAAACAGATTGTATGGAATTACCATCCAGATTTTCTGATAAAATATACGAACGGAGAAAAAACATGGGTAGAAATGGTTGAAATTAAACCAGCTAAACAAACAAAAAAACCCCTACCATGGGGCAAGGGAAGATCAAAAAAACTAGCCGAATACGAGGCAGAGACTTATGCTGTAAATATAGCCAAATGGGAAAAGGCTATAGCGTTATGTGAGGAAAATGGGTGGACATTTCGCATTGTAACTGAGCAAACAATAGACACTTATATCAGGTCAATCCTGTAATAACGCCCCTAATACGTGAGATGTCCTCTGTCATTTCACGCAAACCATTAGTAATAAAATACTTAAAAAGTCCCTTACCATCACTTACTTTATAGTTGGTAATGGCTTCTTCTATTAACTTCGTAAGCGTTGGTGGAATCTGTGTCATGTCTATTAACTTACGATTCTTATAATATGCTTCAGCGAGTGGGTCTTTCGGCTTTCCGACTTCTTTGATATCTTTTTGAGCCTGTTCTAGAAGTTTATCAAGTTCTCCTGCTAAGATATACTTTTCAGCGGTCTTCTCACCGAAACGAGGTCTAATGGGTAATATATTATCAGACTTATCACCCATGCAAATCTTTTGCTGTAATGCAAATATAGGATTGTCACATGTTATATACTTACGATCTATGGGATTGTAAATTTTAGTGTTTGGATAATAAAGCAATTGAACATAATCTCCATCACGAGTAACGATGATATTTTCGTCATGGGGCGAAGAGTTTTTTACTATATAATGTATGATGTCGTCTGCTTCTATGGTATTAACCCGTATCACCCAAAATGGAAAGTTTTCTCTCATTTCTTTCTGCATATCATCCAGTACTTTATAGAAAGCTTCCCAATTTATATCACCGCCACTATCAACTGATTGTTTCTCTCTGACTTCCTTGCGGTTAGCTTTATATGATGCCGAAAACTCCTTACGCCACGATGATCCACCGTCATAGCATACCCACACTCTATCGGGTTTAAACTGACTTATACTTGCTAATATACTTCTGTAAAGTATATGCTTAAGTAGATCGTAACCACCGTGATTAAGTTGTTCTTTTGTAGTGAAGAGAGATGCATGTGCAATTAACGAGAAATCAATGAGAAGGTGCTTCATTGGTTTATTTTACATCGTTTATATAAAAAGTCAAACCCAAGCTTTTGACTTGGGTTTGTTCTTATCTTGTATTAATTTGACAACTTATGACTTCTTGTTGAGTCCGTCATTGCCCTTGTTGAGCTTGTCATCAAGAGGAAGACCAAATGCGCTACGAACCTTGGAACGGAACTTGGTTAGATCACCATATTCTCCAACTTCCTTAGCACCAGCGGAAGAACCGGAATCACGACCAACTGGTTGTGCCTTTTCTACAGCTTCCTTAGATCCAATGTTCTTATCTCCCTTGCCTGTCTCCTTAACACCAGCCGAAGCGCCAGCTTCACGAGCAACCGGCTTAACAGTAGCCTTTGCGCCCTTCATCTCTGGATTTTCTGGTTTGAATTCCTTTGGAGCTTCCTTTACTCCTTCTGCTCTAGCTACCTTTTGAACAGGCTTGGAGTTTGTGTCCTTTGACAAGAATCCAACTGGCTTTCCAGCCTTGAATCCCTTGTTGGCTTCGGGACCGCCACCTTCTGGAACGCCAGGAGCGCCGTCAACCTTACCATCACCTACTGGACCTGACTTTTCCTCTTCGTTAATCTTCTTTAATTCTGCCTTAAGGCTCTTGAGGTCACTCTTCATGTTATGTTTCTCCTGTGAATGTATTTATAAATCTAGATTAATAAATTAGTGGATCTTCCCGTCGTTACCCTTGTTGAGCTTGTCATCAAGTGGCAATCCCATCTTAGCACGAATAGTATCGCGGAAATCAGCAAAGGACTTTGCTGCTCCCTTTGCAACAGGTGCTTTACCAAGTGCATTCTGGGTGCGCTCTTGATCTGTCTTATCGTTTACAGTCTTTTCTGACCCCTCAAACTTATCTGGAGACTCGGTTGCTCCAGGCTTACGCTCATGACCACCATCAGTGTCAAGTTTCTTATCCTTTGCGTCGAATTCCTGTGGAGCATCCTTAACACCAGGATCTCTTGTACGAGTTACTGGCTTGGAATGATCGTCTTTTGAAAGTTTCCCAACGGCTTCGCCTGTCTTAAATCCAGAATTATCTTCAGGACCACTCTCGTTTATCACACCTTCGTTGATCTTCTGAAAACGAGCGAAAAGTTCTTTATTAGATGGGGTAGTCATAGTCGTTTGCTCCTGTTACTAATAGTATTTATACAACAATTGGAGTAGTTGCCTTGTCTTTTTTATAGGACTCAAAGTATACTCCTATATATTTTTCGAAGAATAGGTCATAATCCATGATTATGTTACTCTTGTATCGTATATGAGATTCTGTAAATATCTCGTTTAATGAAAGAAATCTCTTTTTATCTAGGGTCACAAATGTCTTTCCACGAAGGGCGGTTATCTTAAATATAATAACCCAATCCTTTTTTACAAATTCAGATTCACCTTTAGCCTGAGATATCCACCCATCAAGCTCTTTGTCTCCTATTGATAGAAGATTATGAAGTTTGGGACTGTCGTAGTAATTCTTGCATTCGATTACAAGTGGAAATTCTGTGGGAGTGATTATATCACCCGCAAGGGTCATCTTAGCTGCTTCATTTATTTCAGCGTATTTGAATCGGTTTATACCACCAACCATAGCTCCGGAAGTAGGAACTCGACGGAATACACCACCAAATCTTTTAGTTAAATCATCGCATATAGACCTTTCAAAAGTCTTACCCTTGCGACAGCCATTGACTTTCTTACGATAGCTTTTATCCTTTTCGAAGACATCTTCTGGGGTTTCCATGATGTCTTCTTTACTGAACAAGTTGTCTTTGCTCATTTATTCCTCGTCTCTAAGGTTCGCAACATAGCTCCAGAATTCTTCTTCTGTAAACTTGCTGTTCCCCTTTATTATACTGTCCATTTCTTTTTTGGCTCGACATATTGCCAGCTTCTTTTCTTCAAGTATAAGTAGCTCTTCCTGCATTTTCTCAACATCGTGCTTCTCGTTAAGGTAGTATGATCCCTTATAAGCAGAGTAGGTTATAAACCCACGAAAGATATAAGAAAACGAAAGTAAGTACCAAAGGTACTTAGGGACTAGCTTCTTTATGCGACATACGATGTTGTCAAGCGGCGTAAAGGCATCATTGTCTGCTGGTGTCTTGAGTGGACGGAGAATGTTACCATCCTTGTCAATGATACCAAGCTTAAATGCTTTCCACTGCTCGAACGGCTTAGCGAATCTGGTAGCGATACCCCATACAATGGCATAATCCATTGCGCGGGCTTCCATTAACGACTGAGCGTGTTTAACTTCTTCGGTTTTGAGTTTTTGCTCAAATAGCTTCTCGGGGGAGTCTGTCATATAGCTCCTATTGTATCAGGAGATATTATTCTCCCAAGAGTCTTTCAGCGGCAGTCCTTCCAAGAGTGTCGATGATGTCGTTCTCTTTGGTTCTGTAGTAGCCAACACCAGCGAGAGGAACAACCTTCTTAGGGGCTGGCTTCTCTTCACTCTCATTGACTTGCTGCCATCCCTTCGAGAAAGCATCCTTACGAGCATGTTCGCCAATAGGTGCTGCCTTGTATTCGTAGATACCGTCAATACTCTCAGTCTGACCATCAGATTCCGAAAGAACAGCGTCATCAAGTATCTGTTCCATTTCCTCAATAGGATTGGTGAAAGTTTCGCTCAAGCGAGGAATAGCTACTTCACGCTGGCAGCGATGAAGGTCGTTATCCTTGATAAACTTATATATCTGAGTTTTTGGTGCCTTTGAGGAAGGAATATTTCCCTGTGTTGGAATTGAAGTTATTGGGGAGAGCAACATATTGCCCATTCCAACCTTCTCACCACCAAGACGGTTTCCACCACCAAGACCACATACTCCACCAACACACGCTTCATTGGTCGTGGTGTAGTTCTTCTCTACCTGCGACCAGCGATTTGCTGATTCCTTGACGAGTTCATTGGTCCTCTGCCACTCCAAACGAGTGTCGGCATGGCGAATATCTTCCTTGAAAGTGTCTATAACAGTAGCAGTGGCACCACGAACGAGAGTGAAGATATTTCTATCAATCTCAGCTATCTTCCATGTATCGTTAGACTTTTCAAGGATAACTTCGTCACCTACGCGGTATCCATTGAATCCTTCACGAGATTCTTTCTTCATTTCAAAATCCTTATTTGATGGGGTCTTGCCTTTGCTGGTTCCGAGTCCCTTATTCTGTGTCTTCTCCATTTCTTCTGCTGGAGCTTCAGTGAAAGGAATCTTTTCTTCCTTCTCTTCGGCGTCCATGTCGGTCTGGAAAGTGTCACTCTTATCAGCTTCGCGGTTGTCTATCTTACGACGGTATGATGCCTTCGTATTTTCGCCGCGAGTTGTTGGCTTGTTCATGTTCTTTTTCTTCTTGGCAGCCTCGTCAAGAATATCGGCATAGATATGCTTGCCCATGCGGCTGTAAGAGTTATTAAGTATGTCATCTATTTCAGAGTCGGAATCTTCTGCTGGGGCTGACTCACCTTCTGGAGCAGCTTCGCCTTCTGGTTCTGACTCTTCAGCAGGTTCTTCTGCAACAGGTTCTTCAACTGCTGGTTCTTCAACTGCTGGTTCTTCAACAGCAGGTTCCTCTGGAGATACTTCAACTTCAGGAGCTTCAACTGGCTCTTCTGTCTTGAGTGTAGCCAGAGCAGCAGTGAGTTCACTTGCCTTGACTATAAGATCGTTGATCTTGTCTTGTGAAGGACCAGCATCGGCTACGGGTGCTTCAGGTAATTCAGTAGCAGGGTCTTCGGCTACTGGCTCTTCAGCAGCGGGTTCTTCTGCGGCTGGCTCGTTGAGCATGGCATCAAGATCATCCGTTTCGGCATCGGGAGTTTCTGCGCCATCTTCTGGGGCTGGAACATCAGCTTCTTCTATCTCTCCACCTATTTCTCCGTCTATTGGCACTCCGGGTGGTGGAGTAATTGTACTTGCGGGATCTTCGCCAATATCAACTGGATCGACATTTACCTGATCAATAGCATCTTCCTCAACGCCCCACGACTCATCAATGCGAATATTAAGATTTAACTCCTTTTCACGCTTCTTGAGTGATAATGCAGCCTTTTCAAATGCCTGGATTCCTTCCATAACAACAGTAAAGTCGTTTACCTGACGTAATCCCATCTTCCACTCAGAGTGGAGTGTGGCTGCTATACTGGTAAGACTCTCAATGACCACATCAATGTCATTGGGTGACTTCTTAGCTGCTGCCTTGAGGGTTCTTGACAAAATATCTGTTACCGCAGCCCCACTGACGCGGTTTGCCATCTCCTGAAGAGACTTCAGGCAGAGGGAACTCCAAGACCCTTCACGGAATATGCGTATGCCGCTTTCGGTTAGTTTGAAGTCGCTTTCGCACATTTCACATGCGAACTCGTTGAAGTTGAAAGTCTTCGAAACCTTCTTAGATCCGCAATAAGGGCAATTAGATGACATATGATACTCCTATTATCTTAGATATATTTATATGATTTTACTCATCATTCTTCAAATACATATTTTTTATTAACTCAAGCATCACGCGGCTATTAGATTCCGCTGCCGAATCGTCTGCACTGAATATTGATATATCAGGGAAAACTAGACGGAAAGCAAGTATATACTTCTCGTTATCGACCTTAAAGTGAATGCGCTTTATAGCATCAAAAACATGACTAAGCTTGTATTTGTGAGCAAATGCCTTGAGATATTCTGGGTTTGGTCTATCCCTGTCAAGTATACATATAGCCTTGATAATATCGCCTGTCATTGGTATAGTGCTACTGAATATATCACTTTGTTCAAGAGGTTCGTGTTCAAAAACAACAAATCCTATGTTTATTCCACCACGGGCTAAGGCGACTATTTCCTTAAGGTCGCCTAGATCCTTAGCGTGTTCAGGTCGTAAAACTATCAAAACATTAGATGAATAGAAGTCTTCCTTTAATTTAACTACCATTTCGTTGACTTTATTAACAAGCTCTTGTTTAGCTTCGAAGTCTTCTTTAGATGACTTCAATAGATATACCATCTCATCAAACTTTACTGGATATATCTTTAGTCCAAACATAGATGTTGATATGAAGTTTCTCTCTTCTAGTGATAAAATATAGTTCTCTTTATTGGAAAGAATGTTATCTTTCTTCTCTTCATAGTCTATGAGAAGACCAATATCGACTTTTTTGTTGAACTTAGGAGCGTTTTCTGGTTTCTTTAGGAATCCGTTGACGAATTGACGGACTCTGGAATACTCTTCTCGCGTTATTGGGTTGTAATCACCCGCAAACAATACCACGTCCCATCTTTGACCCTGTGGCGTTGCTGGAACGCCTTCTGATGGGGGAGATTGGGGGGTGACTGTATTTTCTACAACGAATTTCTTGAAACTCATTCTATACCACCTTTACATTTAATTGGTCTAAAAGAATCATCAGACATTCTTTTTGATTCTTTTTAAGAAATGGGATTTTTACGAGCATTCCAGACTCTATGACAAATTTCTGTCTGGTAGCTAAGATATCCGTATTGTTTATTCCATAAAACTTAAGCAACTTAGTCATAAAATATGTTTTGTCTTTTCCATCTGGAGTGTCTTTTATGAGTTTTAATATAATATCAAGCAGAGGCTCCATGTCCTTGTCATGACTTATTAAGGTAGATATTACCTCTTCCACTACCTCATTGGTTACAACGGGCATTTCTATCTTTTCTATTAATTCTATAGTTTCATCTAATGTATTTGTCATAATAGAGTTTATTATATCTTTTATTACAAAGTTATTTATAATATATTATATAACCAGACCAAAAGTAATATAATATAAATCTATCAGGAGATATTATGAACGATGTGAATAAGCTAGACAACAGGTTTATGACAGATAGTGAGTTTCAGGTATTGCAGGGTGAATGTGATGAAATAGTAAAAAGCCTAGAGGCTAAGCACGATGAAAAGGTTACAAAATTGAGGGATGATGTTAAACGAGTAATGGAATACGATAATGGTGAGGGATCAAATATAGAGAGAGAAATGATCAAGTGTCATTCTGCTTTATCAAGATACAGCGAAGCATTGGCTAGGGAGAAGCACGTCTATAACATATATAAAAACAAATATGATAGATTTTATGCTCAAGAGGTTGACAATGCTAAAATGAACCCTAAGATGTTCCGCACAAATACCGAACTTGACGGGGCGGTTATTCGTAGTACTAAAATCGCTAGGGCTAAAAGTTTCCTTGATTCATATTCCGAATACCTAGAGTTCTTAGAACGTGCTGTAGATAATGTGAAGACTAAAAGTTACGGATTACGCTATATATTAGAATATAGGAAAATAGAACGAGGGACATGATATAATAGTTGACGATGGATTCAGAGTCAACTAAGCCCAAGATTACTTTTGTTAAATTAGATCATGTCCACGGTCAACTACTGTGTGATGACCCTCGTGTATTGGAAGCTGCTATTAAAAAATTCTCAGTTCCAGTTGAGAACTATTGGTTTATGCCTGCTTATAAATCTGGAAGATGGGACGGTAAAATAAGGTTTATTAACTTTGATGGGACTTTTTATAATGGTATTTTTCATCGTCTTCTTAAATATGTAAGAAATGATGATATATATGACGTTCAAGTTGATCCAAATTATAACATTGAAAAAAATACAGATGATCTTAAGAGGGATTTTTTTAAAGTAACCGAAGATACCCTTAATTCAAAAATGGTTCCGTATGTTCATCAGTTTAGAGGGGCTTTGAAGAGTTTATATTTTGGTAGGGGTATTTGTGAGCATGTTACTTCTAGCGGAAAGTCCCTTACTATAAGCTTGACAGTAAACTATCTTTACCAGAAAAACAAGGAAAACAAAATACTTATTCTTGTTCCCAAACTTGATCTAATAGAACAGTTTGCTGAAAATCTTGTAACATATGGTATAGATGCCAATCTTATTGGTAAATTCTGCGGATACCAAAAAGACACCGAACAACCGTTTATTGTTTCTACATGGCAATCCATGCATAAGCAAAAGGAAATTCTTAAGCAGTTTTCTGTTTTAATAGTCGATGAGTGTCATGGTCTTAAAGCCGATGTAGTCAGGTCGGTTGCTGAAAAGATGGTAAATGCAGATGTTCGTCTAGGATTCACGGGGACGATGCCAGATGTTAAATCAGATTACATGCTCGTTGAGGGTGTTCTTGGTCCAGTCATTGATAAAGTAGGATATACTGAACTTCAAGAAGCTAAACAGATTTCTGATATAGATATAACGGTTGTTAATATCAACTACCCAGAATCAATTACTAGTAAAATGATATTCGATGATTTTACTGCGGAAAAGGAATACATTGAAAGCGACGAGAAGAGAAATAAAATAATTTGCAAAATAGCCAATGAATATGTAAAGAAGAATATGAATGTGTTAATACTGGTTAAGAAAATTGATCATTCAAAAACTTTATTTAAAATTCTCGATGATATGAGCGTTGATGTTGAAGTTGTTACTGGTGAAACGAAAATAAACGATAGAAATGATATTAGAAGAGACGTAGAGAAAACTGGTGGAACTGTCATTGTGGCTACGGTTGGTGTTTACTCCACTGGTGTTTCTATTAATAGACTTCATACTGTTATATTTGCTTCGGCTGGTAAGAGTAAAATTCAAACTCTCCAGTCTGTTGGTAGAGGTCTTAGATTACACTCCACGAAAACTAAACTTAATCTCTATGATTTCTGTGAAAATCTTAAGTTCTCACAACAACACTCGAAAAAGCGAATAAAGTATTACGAGGCAAATAACTTTAAGGTAACTAAGAAGGATATTAATATCAATGGCTAAATTTAGAAATATAAGTGATAGGGAAATTAATATCTTAATGAAAGGTAGAAGGATTTCAATTCCAGCAGGGTCGATTGTCGAGGGACCAGATAATTTGAAAAATTACAGAGCATTAAAAGAAGTAACCGACCTAGACTATGATAAACATGTAAAACATATGCCGAAGTTTTTAAAAGCTAACCCGATGCATAAGCTTCGGGCTTTTATAAACGCAAACTCAAATTCAAGTGAATATGCCATGAGATTACAAGAGAAACCTATTTTAGACTCGAATATAACAAACATTACAGAGTCTATAAATTACGTTACAAGATACCCAAGGGGTAAAAAACCACCAATATATATTGCCATTAACGGATCTAACAAAGAAGAATATAAGAATAAGATATTAACTACTACAAAATATACAAATGTAATATTTGTGGACGATCCTAATTATAAAACTAAAGAAACACATCTGCTTTTGAGTATAAGCGATAATGTTTTATTTGATTATGATTTTATAACCTTTATAGCTAGGTATTCGTTTAATAATAAAATATCGCTTCCTTGTCCATTTGTTATTAGTGATTTAAATAAAGAATCTCTGAAGAAAGATATATTAAATTTTAGAGTTAAAAAAGACGTTCATTTTACAATAGCCACTTTAGTTAATAATGAATTACAGTATAAGGATTTTCTTTCTGATCTTCTATCACAGAGAACAGATTATAAATTTGAAATAATAGCAGTTCCCAATTTCAACAACGAGTTTACGGGATGTGCTGAGCCACTTAATATAGCATTAGATTTAGCCGATGGTGTTATAGTTAATCTCTGTCATCAAGATTTAAGAGTAAATGGAGCATGGGTAGAAGGTATTCTGAATCATGTAACAAATTTTGCTAAGAATAGAATAAGATGGGGTATATTAGGAATGGCTGGGGCTTATAAGTATAGTAGTGAGTTTACGCCTGATAAAGACGGAAATGCTCTCTATCTGTCGGATTTAACGAAAAACTCAAAAAAGTCTTATGCAGCTATATACCGTGAAGTTTATGGAAACTACAGAGAAGTTCAAACTATTGATGAGTTATCGCTGATAATGAGAAAAGACTCTCCTTTTAGATTTGATCAAGAAACATTTGATCACTACCATTGGTACGGCGCAGACATATGCTTACAGGCATTATCTATGGGGTATAAAAATTTCGCTATAGATGCTGATTGTCATCACCTTTCAGATGGTCAGGGCAATTTATCAGGCGGTCACGCAGACGCATTTGTTGAAAGTGGTATAAAATTATTTAAAAAATGGTCAAAAACATTCCCATATTTTAAGACTACTACTGCCATGTTTCTAAGTCGTGAAAATCTTTTTATTCCCGTTATTTTTATAGTTATTAATAGAAAAAATAGCAACAATAAATTACCGGAAATAATAAGAGTTCCTTGAATATGAGAATTACATGATAAAATGTATTTACGAGTTTCCTAAGTTAGTCCTCACTCGTTAAAAAAGGACAGCAGGAGTGAGTGTATGGTAGGTTGTTAAGATTTGACACCATATACTTACTGACTAAGTGAAAGCTTAGTCAAGATAAAAACAAAATCTTGGCGGTAAATATAAGTCACCCAGCCGTGAATGGGTTCTCCATACTATAGATGGAGTATGACACATATAAATGAAAACCTCATGATGAATGTGGTTGGATTATTGTCTACATATGTAATATTTCTACAGGAAGATAAGTTACTTTAAGTATGTAAGTTATTATAAAATAGTTATATAAAAATATTACTATAAATAAGTTAGTAACTATAAGTAACTTAGGAGTAACTTAGCATGGATAAAATACTTGAAAGTTTGAAGAATACATATAACCAAATAACTGAAGCTGGTTATATTGACACAAGAGGTCAAGGAAATGCTGATGAAGTATTTGTCCGTAAGTGGCTTAAAGCTGCTCTCAACAAGAAATATCCCGGTAAGATAAAGGATGTTATAGCGCCTACCTATGATGAAGATCATAATCTAAAAATAGATGGATGGATAGTTGAAAATGACGATAGCAAGAAGTCTATAACTATAAAGTCAAGACTTGATCCAAATAGTAATAAAGATATTATTTTTGAATATTACATTAACTACAGAGACAAAACCCCTGGTAGAGATTTACTAAGTAAAGCAGATTACTTAGCTATAAAGTTTTTGAATAACAGAATAGTTCTTATAGATAGAGCCGTCATGAAGAAAATGATGGAACCATTTATTAAGCAATTTTATGATGCTATGAAGTTTAACCCAGGTATAAGAAGAATATCTGATGGAACAAATCCAAGAGATAGATCTAAAGATAGAAACTATAGTGTTGTAGTTGTTGTTACAAACGACCCAGAGGGAAACCGTGAGAAACTTATGTGCTACATAGACGCAGATAAGATACCTAAAGTTATTGACTTTAATGTAAAAGCTTAATCTTCAGTGTGGAATTCGACTATTTTATCAATAGTCGTAAACGATTTAACTTTTCTTAGATATATCATTCTATCAAAAGTGTCACCAGAAACATCATTTCTGTGTGTAATTATATAAACACACTTATCAGGATACATCTTCTTGAAATCATTTCGAAGATACTCTAAGAAACATTCAACGCCATCATTATCCATTGATGTGTCCAACACTTCATCAAGTACAAATAAGTTTGTGTCAACTGAATTTTGCATTTTAGCAACATCCATCAAAGCAAGAAGTATAGACAAGTCTATTCTCTTCTTTTCCCCAGATGAGAAGTTTCCATATGTCCTAATATCTCTATTTCTTGATATGATACTTTCAGTTAGGTTAGTATCAAATATCAAGCTGTAGTCGCTTCCCATAACTTTAAGGTAATGGTTAATCTTATTATTAAAGTGAGGAATTATATTATTAAGAACGAATTTTCGTATGCCGTCTTCGCCCAGTATATTGCGTAGAAGCTTAGAGTAAGCAAACTTCTTATTTGTTTCCTTTAGGTTTTGTTCTGATAACGCCAATGAATCCTTATACTCTTTTATTTTTTCTTCTGATATTGTATTTGATAAGTCAAGGACTCTATTATTTTCTCTCTCTAATTCTTCTTCACGCATCTTCAAGTTAACATAAAGATTATTTAGATCTGATTTTAATTCAGATTGTGTTGACATATCACGTCGTATTTTACGAGCAGATTCTTCTAACTCTTCTATCTTGGACTTGCCAATAGAAATTTTACTGTTAATATTTTTTAATAAAATATTAGAAGCTTCTATAGTTTCTTTACACTCATTAATGAATTTCTGAGCCATTGGTGATTCTGCTAATACGGTTTTGCAAGTTGGACATGAAGTACTATGTTCAAGATTTTCAAGGTTAACAGAAGCGTCTCTTATATTCTTATTAACCTCGACTCTCTTATTAGACAAAAGTCCCAGCTTAGATTGAACGTCCTTTATTGACATTGAATTAGAATCAAGTAAAGATTGATAATCTATATCAGCTATCTTTAATTTGGTTGATTCAATAGACTCTCTTATATGTTTAATTTTTTCAGATATAGCTTCTATATGTAGGGCTTTTTCTTTATCGAAAGATTCTTGCTGTGCAAGAATACGTTCTCTTCCTTCTTGTGCAACCTGAAGCGCCTTACATTTTGATATAATCTCGTTGTCAATTACAGTAATATCTGCCTTGGCGTCAAGATATTGCTGCTTAAGAGTATCTGCCATTCTTCCGTATATATTTAACGAAACAATATCTTCAATTACTTTTCTTTTAGATATAGCATCCATGCCAAGAAACGGAATAGATGAGTTAACATTAAGTACGACTATATTAGAGAAGCAAGTGTGGCTTACGCCTAATTTAGAAATAAGCCATTCTTGAGTATTTTTTATAGAATCTAGTTTAACTTCATTTCCGTTATGTAATATAGTAAATATATTTGGTTTTATTCCGCGAGTTACAATAAATTCCTCGTTATCAACATTAAACTCAACTTCCACAAGACAATTCTTGCCATTTGATTTATTGATAAGTTCTTCTTTGTTGATATGCGAGTCTCCGCGTAGAGGCTTACCATATATAGCAAAAGATATAGAATCTACAATGAGAGTTGATTTTCCAGCGCCGTTCTTTGTAACAGAACCGTCAATAATTCCTGTTACAATATTGATTCCCTTTTGGTAATCAAAAACAGTTTCATTATTCCCGAAACTGAGGAAATTTTTTATCTTAACACGCTTAAAAAGTATCTTCATGAAGTTTAAAGCCTTTCTAGTATTTTACACGACATACCAATTAAATCAAATAGATTAATCTTTTTCAGATAAAATCTTACGGTATATTTCTGTAGCTCTAATTGCAAGCTCTTGTTTATCTATAACATCCTTTATGTCGTCTGGAATATCAATTATTTTTACATACTCTATCAAAAAAGATAGAGGATCGTGTAGCTTAGACATATCTGTGGAATTTTTTTCGGTTGATATTTCGCTCTGTTCTACATATTGATTATCTATTGTCAATACGGCTCCACGAGACTCTAACAACGCAATAACTTTATGAATAGCAGTTTCATTGTATTTTTTATCAATAATCAATTTAACAAAGTTACCAGAAACATTATTAAGACATTCTTTGTTACCAGCAGCTAAGTCAGACATGAATATTTTAACAAATCTAGGACTTAGTGTATTTTCTATGAAAGTAGTATCACCAGAATCAATATCATAGATATGTATTCCCTTTGTGTTACCATAATCTCCCCAAGTTAGCTGGTAAGGACATCCGAGATAAGTTATCTGATCCATAGTATTTCTCAAATGATAATGACCAGATAATACTCTTTTGAAATTCTTAAATAGCCTAATTTGTATTCCATGTGTATCAGTTATTCCCGGCGATACCTCAAACCCATTGATTTCAAAATGACCAAGGAGTAAATCAAACTTCTTCTCACTCCTAACATAATTCATATAGTCTTCATAAATGGAAGTATCGGGAACAATCCACGGAACCATAAGGATACTTTTTCCGTTTATATTTTCTTCTGTTACTTTATCAATTATTTCTATATTTCTAAAATTTCTTAATATATTCAACGAGATAATATCATATCTATTGTGATAGTATTGATCGTGGTTTCCCATGAGCAACTTTATCTTAAGATCTGGTAGAGATTTTTCTAAAAAAGAAAATACATCAATTACGGCATTTATCGTTCTAACATTTAAAGCATTTCGGTTATCGAATAAATCTCCCAAAATCCTTAAATCACTTATATTTCTTGTTTTTAAAACATTAAATAAAGTTTCTTTAAAGAAAGAAACCATGGTAGAAATATATTTTTCACTATTGCCTCGACACCCAAAATGAATATCAGATATCAGTGCTATTTCGTGTTTCATGCTTTATTTTACAACAATTAATTTATTCATCAATTGTTATTTGATTAAGTATAGAGAATCTTTCAAGATCATAATTTATTCTATCTTGATCTTTTATGAGTTTATCCTTAAGTATAGAATGCTTCTTTTCTCTGAGTATTATCTGAAGAAACGCATTGTGAATTATAGTTGTGCAATACGAAAAGGCATTTTTCTTCTTTCCGTTTTTTGTGGCATAGTTTGGATCAAATGACCTACTATATTTAAGTAAGAATAATCTAGCCTGGGACTTCATCTCATCAAGATAAGTATATCCCTTAAAACATGCCATTGACCCATACTTATCAACATGTAAAGTAAACAACTCCCCAAGTCTTTCGGAAGCTTTACCAGTATCAATGTATTTTATAACTTCAGAATTATATTCTTCTTTATCAATATAATACCTTGTTTTATCCGAGGATGGGTGGCGTTTGCGTAAAACTATCTTTTTCTTTGTTGCCATAAGTGTTTATCCTTGTTGAAAATTTATCTACCTGATATAATGATTATAACATAATATATATTTTTGGAGAGAATAATGCAAAATAAAGTCCCACCAAAGTCGCTCCTTCTTTTTCCATCAGACAAGAACGGATGTGGGTTTTATAGAACATTCCTTCCATTTAGGTATTTAGCAACAAAATACCCCGAATTTCATATATCTGAGTTTTATGCTTTCTTCTATGACATGAATTATATAAGAAGGGCTAATTGGATACGATTCCAGAGACAAGTAACGGAAGCCCAAAAAAAGATAATGCATCAATACAAGCTGCAATTAAAGAAACATAACCCTAAAGGTAAAATAGCATATGAACTTGACGATCTTGTTCATGGCATCATGCCAAATAATATAATGGCTTACCAGTTCTATACACCTACGAGAAAGAACAATCTTGTTGAAATATTTAACATGAGTGATATTGTTACTTTCTCTACGAATTATCTAAAGAGATATTACGATGATAATTTTGGAATAAAGAATTCCGTGGTAATTCCTAACTTTTTACCTAAACATATGTGGTATGGGTGCGGAAAGAGAGATAAGAGGAAGAAAGACGCTAATAATAGACCAAGAGTGCTATGGGCTGGATCTGCCTCACACTTAGGCAAAGGAGGCGACTTAGAGTTCCTTATACCACTAATAAAGAAAACACACAAGGAAATACAGTGGGTATTTTTTGGATGTAAGCCATTTGACTTGGAAGGTATGATAGAATACCATGAATGGTCCAACATTTATGACTATGCTGCAAGATTAGATTCTATTGATGCTGATATAGCAATTTCCCCAATAACCGACATCCAGTTTAACTACGGAAAAAGCGACCTTAAATTACTGGAATATTCTGCCTTGGGCATTCCAACAATAGCATCGTCTATAGGAAATAAAATTGGACCATATGATATCATACCAAATACATGCACTATTGAAAATAAAGTCGATATGTGGTATTCAGCTATAATGAAACATTATAAGGATGATGCGACTTGGCAATCGACTCTAAATGCAGGCAAGGTAGAGCTAGACAAAAGATGGCTAGAGTCCGAATCTAATATCGGTTTATATAAATCAATATACGAAAAGTAATATTTATCATAATTTAAACTAAGTATTGATTTATGTCTTTTTACATATATGATGTAAGGAGACAATATGTATAGTTCATGTTATTTCGACAAACAACACAGTAAACTGATTTACTGGGAATATGAAAACGGAGTAAAGGTTGAAAGATCAGCCCCTCCCCCTCTGTATTTTTATCTTCAAGACACTAATACAGAATCCGAATACAGGACTATCTACGGCGACCCAGCCCGTCGTATAGAGTCAACAACATGGCGTCAACATAAAGAAAAAATAGAAAAGTACCAAGAATGGGGAAAGCATCTATTTGAGTCTGATATTTCGGTAGAAAATAAGTTTATCGTTGATCATTACATGGGAATGGAGCTTAAAGTCCCCAACTTCGACATTCATTATCTTGATATTGAGGTTCATTCCGAAGAGGGGTTCCCAAAACCCGAACATGCTAACTTTCCTATAACTATCATTACAGTATGGTCAACCAAGCATAATAAGTTTTTCATATTTGCTGAAAAAGATTTTGATGAATCATTTATAACAAAGGCTGGCGAGTCTTGTCAAAAATTTATCTTCAGTCGTGAAGATGAAATGATCAAGGCTTACATGAATTGGACAAGACAGGAACATCCAGACATTATAACGGGCTGGCATTCTAATGGATTCGACATTCCTTATATTATAAATCGCGCTCGTAAGTTATTTGGATATGAAGAAAACGAAAAAGGATGGACAACATTTGATGGGGCAGCCGATATAAGTCCGGTCGGAATAATCCACAAGAAACATCAAAGAGAAGATGAAATTATCGAAGACAAGTATGAAATAATTGGCATTAATTGCCTAGACATGCTTGAAATATATCAAAACTATACTTTCTCAGAGCAAGAGTCATGGAAGCTTGGGTATATAACTCAAATTGAAATTGGCGAAACAAAGAACGAATATCAGGGTTCGCTTGCCGATCTACACAATAATCACTGGCAACAGTATGTGGAATATAACGTTCAAGACGTTCGTCTTCTCAGGAAACTTGAAGACAAAAAGAAGTTTATTCCACTCCTTGTTACTTTCTGCTATGGATGTCGTGTTCCGTTTGAACAATACCAGAAAACCACTCGTGTTTTGGACGGAGCATTCCTTTCTAAGCTCGCTGAAGAAAAGGTTGTTCTTCCTGATGTAAACAGAGCAACCATTGAAAAGATGAAGCTTAACCCAGAAAAGTATATTGGTGGATATGTCAAGCAGCCTATAGCTGGCTTACACAAGTGGGTTCTGAGCTTTGACGCAACATCGCTTTACCCTTCCATCATGATGGGATGGAATATATCACCAGAAACTAAGATTGGCGTGTTAAGTCAGGATGATGTTAAGCCACTTATGAAGATGATTGCTGGTCACGAAGCAGAAGATAAAGAAACTCGACTGCTAAATCAACCAATCATGCGTTCTGAACTTGCTGCCGTGATGAAAGAAAAGAAGTGGTGTCTTGCAGCCAACGGAGCTATATATCGTAACGATGTTCGTGGTATTATCGCAAGATTCGTCAAAGAGTGGTTCGACAAGCGTAAGGCAGCCAAGAAAAAGATGCTTGCCGCTGAGAAGAATCGCAATAAGGAACAAGCTGAGTATTGGCATGCTATCCAGTTGAACTTTAAGATTCTTATTAACTCGGTTTATGGATATCTTGGAACTCCTTACTCCAGATTCTTCGATTGGGACAACGCGGTTGCTGTAACCATGTCGGCAAGATATGTTACCATGACAACCGAATCATCAATCAAAGGATACTTCAATAGTCCCCGATGGCTCGCTAATAAGAAGTACAAGCCACAGAAGGTCGCTGAAGATGGTATCATATACGCTGATACCGACTCTGTGTATGTTGACTTTGGCAAGATATTCGATTCAATGGGATATGATGCTGAGAGCAAGCCCCAAGAGGCTGTAAAGAATTTCATCATCTATAATACTGAAAAGACCAATGACGAATTCACAGAAGATATTAAACATAGTATTATAAAGAAAGACAATGACACTTCGAAGCAGCTTGTCAAGTTTATTGCAGAAAACAACGCCGAAGAAATAGAGAAGATCGTCCAAAGTGAACGAGAGTCCATAGAAGAAAAATCAGACTCCTTACAAAACTTTGTTGGAAGCATTATCAACAAGGCAATGAAGTCACTCACTATGGGTCACTTCAATTGTCAAGAAAATCTTATATACTTCAAGCGAGAGGCGGTTGCTACAAGAGCTATTTTCCTTGAGCGTAAGAAATATGTTATGTGGGTTCTTAACTCCGAAGGCGTCGAGCTTCCTGAGAAGAAGAGACTCAAGGTTACTGGATTTGACATCGTAAGATCGTCAACTCCATCATTCGTCCGCAATGGATTAAAGCAGATTGTCAAGGATATTCTCGTCAAATTAGATGAGAAGTTTACAATCGAAGAAATTCGCAAGGTTCACGCTGACTTCATGACAGCAGATCCAACAGTAATTGCTTTCCCCCGTGCTGCTAATAATGTTACAAAATACAGGGAAAAGATGATTGAAGATGGTAAGTTCAAGTCAACTCCTATTCAGGTTCGTGCTGCTATAATCTACAATCAGTTACTTAGCGAAAATCCAGATTTAATCCAGCTATATGACAAGATATATGACGGTGATAAGATGATGTTCGTTTATGCCAAACCGAACCATCATTGGAGACATGATGTATTTGGCTGGAAAGACAAGTGGATTAAGGATCGTGGATTTGAAGAATCAATTGATCGTAAGAGACAATTTGAAGTTTCCGTTCAGACCCCGCTCAATAGATTCTTCGAATTGCTAGGATGGCATATGCCAGATTTCGAATGTCATGATATGACGAGTCTATTTGTTTGGTAATCTTATTTATAAATCGTTTGACTTATAACTAAAAAAAAGAATAATATAAGTATAGAAAACAACATAGGAGAAAACAAGATGGCTAAGAAAGATTCGACCCCCAAAGTAACTTCACAAGCTGAAATCAGAAAGAAGTTCCAAAGCTTTATAAAGAGCAACAAGAGTCAAAACGAATATGAAATGTTCAACGAGGCTAAACTGCCAGATGTTGACACTTGGATATCAACTGGATGTTATGCACTCAATAGAATCATGTCAGGATCTTATCGCAAGGCTATAGCTCACTCTCGTATAACAGGATTTATGGGAATGCCAGGAGTTGGTAAGTCGTATATCTGTGGTAATATCATGCGAGAGGCACAGAAGTTAGGATATGGTGTCATTCTCTATGAAACCGAAACTGCTATTGACACTGACTTCTATGCTCGCTTGGGTGTCAATGTTGAATCTATACTATACCAGTCAGCCATGACAATAAATCAGTGGAAGACTGATATAGTCAACCTTCTCACCAAGCTCCATGAAGAAGATCCAGAGCAGAAGTGGCTTGTCGTAACTGACTCGCTTGCTAACCTTCTCACCGAAAAAGAAATTGCCGATACTGAAGAAGGCGGAACCGCACAGGATATGGGACTCCGCGCCAAGCAGTACTCAGCAGCATCAAGAATCCTTCAAAAGACGATTGCCAACTGCAATGCGGCTATGGTAATCACCAATCACTCATATGAAAAGCCGGGTGCCAATCCAAATGTACCACCTGTAGAAGTACCCAAGGGCGGCAATGGATTTATATACATGTGTTCAACACTTGTTGGCATCAAGAAGTATGCTATAAAAGAAGACGCCAAAACCTTGGAAGATAATAAGACATTCAAGGAAAAAGTTGCAAATAGAATCGTATTCGAAACTGTTAAGAACAGATTCGTCCCCGAAGGCATGAAGGCAGAGGCACTCCTTCACTTCAAGCACGGTCTACAGCCATATCACGGTCTTCTTGAAGACGCTCTCCGTTTCGGTTTCTTCGAAAAGTCAGCAAGAGGATTTTTCGTCAAGCACCTTGACAAGAATGTTTTTGCCAAGGATCTATACACTGCTGAAGTGTGGGAACCCATCTTCGATGAGCTTCAGAAGAAAGTAGAGGCAGCCATGGCTTACTCCACCTATGGTGAAGATGGCAATGCAATACTCCCCGATGAATCGGATGCTACAGAAAATAAGTCAGAAGAATAAGAAGATTTGATTAACTGTAGGATCATATTAAAATCACTTAAAAGGAGACATGATGGGAGATAATACTGAGCTTTACATTTTGAAAGCATTGCTATCAGATGTATCTTATTCTGCAAAGTATCTTGATAAAATTGAGCATAAGTTCTTTGAGGAACCTATAGGAAGAGTAATTCATGTTATAGATCGCTTTTATGCAACCTATAACAAGATTCCAACTGTAGATCAAATAACACAAGCACTATTACCAAAATACCTGAAGAATGATATGGAAAGCATAGATGCGTGTATAGATGTCATCCAGCAATGTAGGTCGTTGGATGACGTTAAAGACTTTTCATCGTGGGTTAGCGACGAAACCAAGACTTTCATAAAGCGTAAGAAACTTGAAACCGCGATGGTAGATGCTGTTAATCTTATGGAAAGGGGCAACATGGATGAAGCCGTTGCTCGTGTTATGAAGGTTATGGAAATTAACTTTGATGATAACCTTGGTCTTGATTATTGGGAAGACATGAAGCTTCGTATGGAAGAGATGAGAAATCCCGCTACAGTAATTCCATCTGGTCTTAATAAGTTGGACGAGGCAATAGGTGGCGGCTGGAGAAACAAGTCTCTTATAATATTTGGCGCTGCTACTAATGTTGGTAAAACTCTTATCATGGGAGATTTAACCGCCAAATTGATTGATCGTGGATACAATGGATTATATATTACCCTTGAGATTAACGAACATATACTAGCAAATAGAATAGACGCCAATCTGACTGAAACAAAGATGTCAGAATTGTCAAATGATGTGGACGAGTTATATCGCCGTATATCATCATATAGAAGTCAGAGGGAGGAAGCCCATAAGACAGACCCAACTATCCCTCTGGTGGGTCGGCTACTCATTAAAGAATATGCTCCGGGATATCTTAATGCTACTGGAATATTATCACTTCTTAGGGAGCTTCAACTTAAGAAAAACTTTAAGCCTGACTTCATTGTAGTCGATTATATTGGTCTTATGATACCAAACGGAAAATCGTTTGCGGATAATACCTATGGAAGAATGAAGACCGTATCTGAGGAACTTAGAGCAGTATCTTCATTACATAAGATTCCATTATTTTCTGCGGTTCAGCTTAATAGAGAGGGATACAAAACAAATGACGTTGGTCTAGAAAAAACAAGTGATTCAATGGGAATCCCTATGTCAGCAGACGTTATGATAATGGTCACGAGAGACGCAGAAGGTGATAGCAATAACATAATGAATTGGACGGTTGCCAAGAGTAGATGGTCGCGTAACGGAGCGAAGTTTGCCATTCATGTTGACTATGATTATATGCGCCTTACAGATACTCGTGAGTCACAGCAAGAATCACAGAATAAAGCAACTGTCGATGCTTTGACAGAATATAAGATGCAAAAACAGTCAAAGGGAAATCCATGAAAAACACAAGAAGAGAAACCTATACCTATGAAGAAATAGCTAAGGCGTATAGGGTATCCCCAAACAAAATACATAGCATAGTGAAAACAGCATATAACAAAATGGTTAATCACTGTGTCATCAAATACAATATGAATATATTTGATGCTGTTATGTCTATAAAATCATGGCTTAGAATGTCAGACCGAGAAGCATTTGAAAAACTTAATAAATGTAATAAACTATCTATAAGGAAAGCGGCGATAGACCGCTATGAGAATAAATCAAAGGATTAATATGAACTCAAAAGAATATATAGAAAAAGCAAAGAGAACTGAAGTCGGTGAATACCAGTTCGCCATTCTTAAATCAAAAAACCACTGGGTGCCGCCTAGAATTGAACACGCTGCTATGGGACTTGTTACAGAAGCAGGGGAGTGTATGGATGCTCTCAAGAAGACAAAGATATACGGTAAGCCATTTGATCATGTTAATATGAAGGAAGAAATCGGGGATGTCTTTTGGTATCTTGCTATTATGTGTGATGAGCTTGGTGTCACCTTCGAAGAAATATGGGAAAAGAATATAGCCAAGCTTTCTAAGAGATATCCAGAAAAGTTTACTGAAGAGTTAGCCCTCAACAGGAACCTTGATGTTGAACGCAAGACGCTTGAAGGAGAGGTATAAATATAAAAGGTTGGAGGGCGGTCCTCCATCATAAGTACATAGAAGAATTTTAGAAGTCAAATTAGAATCTTAGTAAGTAACTTAGAGTTTGACTAATAGAAAAAACAAAAGATAATAAAACAAGAAGGAAAAAACTATGAGTAAATTCGCAACAACCACCAAATCACAATTTGAAGAACTTCGTCAGAGGTTCATAGAAAAGAAAGAAGGCGCAAAGAAGCCAGCAGTCGAAGAAAAGAAGTTCGACTACAAATTTCAGCCTGATATAGTAAAGGGCGAAGCGCGTTCGGTATATCAAATAAGAATACTTCCAAATGTTCATGTCAACGACGGCGTTGATGAGCCTTGGGTAGAAAACAGAGTCCACATCTTCAAGCCCAAGGGATCTGAAAAGAATACTTATCAGATTTGCCCGTCCACGCATGATGAAAAGGCTAAGTGTCCAATTTGCGAGCATTCAAAGATGTGGTTCGCCAAGGGCGACAAGACCAGTGAAGATATTGGTCGCACATTCTGGAGAAAGAAGCGTTGGCATGTAAATGTGTATGTCAAGTCAGACCCTCGTAAGGGAGAAGCAAATCAGACCGGAAAGGTTTTGATTTGGGAATTCGGTCCAAAAGTCATGGACAAGCTTTCTGAAGCTCTTACCATGCATAAGATGTTCTTCTGGGATGTCGAGGAAGGATATGACTTTAACCTTGTTATCAAGAAGGTCGGTGGCTTCAATAACTTTGACTCAAGCGATTTTGCTCGCGAAAAGAGCCGTTTAGTTGAAGATGATGAAACCTTGGACGCAATTCACGAAAAGATTTATGATCTTCGCAAGACGGTTCTCGAACAGAAGGTTCGCCCTTACGATGAACTCAAGGCTATCCTCGAAGGAAAGAAGATTGAAGATGTTCGTGCTGGATCTTCTCAGACTCTTTTGCGTGACTCTGATTCTCCACGACAGGTCGAGCGAAAAGTCGAACCAGATGCTTCTTTAGTAGAGGTTGGTGAAGCCCCAGTAAAGCCAGTGTCAAAACCTAAGCCCGCTGGTAAGCCACCTGAAGATGAAATTGATATAGACAAAATCAATTTCGATGATGGCGAACCTCCGTTCTAAAATATAACAGCAGCGGATTTTCGGTTTCCTTTCACCGTTGCTAAAGTTGGGCTGCGTTGGCTCACACCACCTACGGAATCTCCGTGGGTGGTTTTATTTTATGGTATAATTATGAAATGAAAAAAATACTGATAATAACTGGTGGTGCCGGATTCATAGGATTCAATTTTGTAAAACATTTCTTGCCCTTAAGAGGTTATGAAAATGTTATATTTATTGACAAGATGGGATACGCTACTAAAAATAACAAATCCGAGTATTATAGACTTACCGCAACCAGTGAGAAATTTATTAATATTGAAATGAATATTAATAATCTTTACGCATTTCCAATTCCAAACAAAGTTAAAAACTCCGAATTTGATATAGTAAATTTTGCCTCTGAGTCCCATGTGGATAATAGCATATCGTCGCCATACTCTATATATAACGATAACGCATGTATAGTATCCAATCTTATATCATGGGCAGGAAAAGAAAATATAAGTAAATTTGTCCATATAAGTACCGATGAAGTATATGGCGACTTAGACTACAATTTAAAAGATGATTATTCAAAGTGGTTTAAACCAGACTCTCCTTTTTTGCCTAATAACCCATATGCCGCAAGTAAGGCTGCCCAGGATTGTTACCTAAGATCAATGAATCACACTTTTGGTCTTAATGTAGTAACTGTTCGAATGGCTAATCAATTCGGACCTCACCAACATCATGAAAAGATGTTACCAGCAACAATAAAAAGGGCTGTAGGTGGATTGCCTATAAAAATTTACGGCGAAGGAAAAAATATAAGACAATGGACTCCAGTAAGTCAGACGGTCAAGCACATATATAATATTTTAATGGATGATAAAGTTAACAACACAACCATTCATCTAGGCGCATCGCAGTCTCTTTTAACTAACAACGAAGTAGTCGATATGTGGAGAGGAATACTTAAGGACAATCATAACATAGATACCACTGTAGAATATATAGAGGACAGAAAGGGACATGACAAGATGTATGCCATTCAACCGTCTGTCGAATATGTATATGGCAATATAAAAGATGAATTTGTCTCGTCTATTGATTATTATGTAAATTATAAATACCCTGTATAGGGGGAGTTATGTTTAAAGAGATAATTTTAGGCATCGCAATTTTAGCTTTATTTAGTTGCGATGGTGACAGTCGAAAAGACAATAACAATAATGTCTCCCCAGAAAAAACAGTAGCTACCAATGTACCAACACCAGAGAAGACGCAGACTCCGGGTGAGCAAAATATCGAGTCACTTAAAAAGAAGCTAGAAGAATCTGAAAAGAAAGCAGCCGAAGCTGCTGCTAATGGAGCTACCATTGAAAGACTTTCTTCCGAAAAAGAATCTCTCGCTATAAAAGTTCAACTCGCAGAAGCATATTCAAGAGAATGGAAGCAAAATGCAGAATCTTATATGCTACAAAAAGAAGAAAAGGAAAAGGAGCTAAAAGAAGCTAAGCTAGATGCTTGGAAGATAAAGCTCTGGTGGATGGCTGGTATATGTGGGCTTTTAGCTATATTTGCGGGCGGGATTGCCTTTGGATTCCCACTTCTTCGTCCAGTCGCTACAAAGGCATCAATTATTCTCGGAGCTATCGCTGGTATAATGTTGTTTGTAGCCCAGGCTCTCGGAACAATAGCATGGCTTCTTGAACTCGTTCCCTACATCATTGGAATTGCGATGTTAGCAGCAATCATCTATGGTGCGGTAGCTCTCCGCTACTGGTTCAAGGATCATAACAGTCTTAAGCAGACCATTGAGGGAATTGAGCCTATAAAGAAGAATATAAAGGGGTTTGGCGACCATATGTTAAAGTATGTTGATGGCACCATGGTTGACCACGTAAAGAGTTACAAGAAGAAAATAAGAGAAAAAATTGAAAAAGAAGCTTCTTTATTAAAGAAGAAATAATTCATTTCCTCTGTATAATACTACAGAGGCTAAAATGGATAAAACTATCAACTATGAAATAATACAATCATTTTTTGATGGTGGGGTTATTATAAGGTCATTAAAGACATATAACGATTCTCGCGGAATGGTATGCGAAACTTTCAGAACCGACTCTGATATAAACAGCGACTCAAAGATGTGTTACATTAGTGAGACTGAGCCATATATCATGCGTGGACCCCATGAACATGTAGCCCAGCGAGATGAATTTGTTTCTTGGAAGAATCATATGTGTTATATGTTTTATGATACAGCAAGCAAGAAATCTGCTTATTATATGACAGACCCTACTAAGATAATAAATGTCTCTGTTAAGCCAGGAATCCTCCATGCTTATCGCAACCTAGATGATAAGCCATCAGCAACTCTAAACTATCCAACCTCGTTATTTATGGGCGAAGGCAAGAAGGGACAAACAGACGAGATAAGACATGAAAATAGACTCAGCGGTAAGAAAGTATATGTAGTATTGGGAGCTAACGGTAGGTTAGGATCGGCGGTAGCAGAGAAGCTTCTTTTAAACATGGGCGAATATGACTACGAAGTAATTCCTCTTTATCATCGCATTAAGAATTCAACCGAAATAATAAAGATGCTGGATGGAATACAGAAAGCAACTGAACATACCAAGGCGTCCGAGGTTGTTATTATAAACTGCATCGGTGTCACCAATGTCCAAGAAGCATCAAAGAAGGATCCAAATCTTCTTTGGGCTAATTCTGATTTACCTTTCCTCCTTGGTGAATATACGGGTAGCCGTGGAATGAAGCTTGTTCACTTCTCGTCAGATTATATCTACCAAGAACTGAAAGAAGTTTTTAAAGAAGCCCCCAATGTTCATCTTAGTCCATATACTGTATCTAAAAAATTATATGAAGAAATAGTAAACGAATCTCTTAATTCTGGATCTAAGAAACAGAGGCATGTTAAGGTTTTGAGAGTTGCTAATTTGTTTACAAGCGAACTAGATGACGTAAACAACATAATTCAAAAGATAAGCAAAAATGTCAACAAGTTCGGAGAAGTTACTCACGATCCAAGTATATTTGTTGGTCCAACACATGTCAATGTCATAGCCGATTGGCTGTTTGACAATCTTTCTTTCTTACAAGACCTTCCAACCTTTACCAACCTCGTGTCACCGGATGTTTATACGATTAGAGAAATGCTCAATAAATTCTTTTGCCAATACGCTAAGCATGTGGAAAAACCTGGGCAGATAGTTCCTTGGTTCGAAAAGTTTAGATATGCCCCCGAATCTAAAACACTTGCGTCAAGTGAAGAGTATATCATAAACTTAATATCCTCTATTAAAAACAAAACCAATTGATAAACTACAATATGTTGTTAAAATGACTAGCATAGGTGAACCATATGCTACAAGGATCTTTTACAAAAGAACAAGCAGAATCTTTTCTTCAGCCGCTCGAAGATATAATAAGAGTTGGTATAGATAAGATTCTATTTGAAATAAATGATGACAACACAATAAACATAGGAACGCAAACAGGGAATTCTTCCAACTTTGTCATAGTAAATTATAAACAAGACTTATTTAAAGGCTTTCAAAAAGTTGAACAAAAGTTTGTATTTGGTGTAATAAGTCTCCCAGAGCTAATAGGTATTATGAGAATATTCCCCAATGGGTTTAATGTTCGAATGACCGAAGACATGTTTGTGGTGGAAAAGGACACAAATAAGTTTGTTTATTATGGATGTTCCGCTAAAGATACCATGCGTGCCCCATCATCTAAAATAAAGGGAACGACCGAATCTCCGTTAGCATCGTTTGCATGGAATGAAAATATGGGTTCACTCGTCAAAGCCATGAACTTACTCAAAATGGATAATGTAATTCTTAGCGGGGACTCTGCTACCAAGCTCATAAATGTATCTGTAACCAATAAACAATTTCAGAGATATAACAACTTCTCATCAAAGATCGCTGTAGACGAAATGAAGAAGGATTTTAAAGTTCTCTTTGATAAGGAAAAGATACAACCTGTGCTGAATAGTAAGATAAACAACTTCTCTGCAAAGATATTCGAAAAGGGTCTTCTCTTAACAGGTGAAACTGATTTTTATATCATTCAACACGCCGTAACCCCCCTGGTTAAATAAAACAACATTTCCATCCTCTATAGGTATCTTTAGTACCGTAAGCAACTTGTCTGAATGTTGCTCTATGTAAATGATATTTCTTGCAGAAATTTGAGAAGTTATTTACTATCTCCACTTTCCCATTCGGGAAAGTTATTTTATACTTTCTTTTTCCTTTTAGTTTACTATTTTTCTTGGCGGCAATTCTACCCTCATGTTTCAAAATATCTTCATATTTTTTAACCTGAGTTGGTGAAAGTATCTTAATTTTACTAATATTATCTTTTTCTTTAATCTTGAATATCTGTACACCGTTATGAGAAAGTTTCTTCCTATCAACTAACTTTTGAAATGTAACGGGGGATATACTTTCGTTCTTCATCCACTTTATCTTCTCGTCTCCCCCATATATAAATGTCTTTTTACCGTCTTTAACTATTAAATACAAATAACTATTGGGGTTATCCTTACCGTATTTTCCAAACATTGAGTTATTCTTTCCACTACTTCTTATTTTAAATTTTCGTATTATTTCTTCTTTATTTGGGTGGTTTAATATTGTACTACATTTTTCCCCGCCGTCTGTCATGTTAGAAAGAACACCATTAGTGTAAATATTACCAAAAACACTTATTATTTCTCTTTCTATAATCAACGCATCGTTTCTTGAAATATTGGATTTTATAAAAATAATATGAGGTAAAAGGTTACTCTTTAATATTTTCTTGATTATATTCGTTTTATATGGATTTGAAGGAATCATTCTCTTTGACTTTGCTTCGGTTATATGAAAATAATATCTTCTCCCTATCCCAACACCAACATAAAACGGCTTATAGCACATTTTAATACCATTATATGAATAATCTCCGGGCTCAAGTGGATTCAAATAAATGTAAACATAATGTAACATATCTTCAGATCGTTCTTGATTCATTAGGAATTCCTGTTATAATGTATTTATATGCGAGCGATATTATGACTGCTATAAGAATCCCCCTCACAGAGAAATACCGTCCCCAGGAGATTGAAGATGTTGTCGGTGATTGTGATATGCTGGCGAAGTTCAAGGAGTATATTGAAAAGAAAGATCCACCACACCTTCTTTTCGTTGGTTCCCCTGGTATTGGCAAGACAACCTGTGCAAAGATAATAGCCAAGAATGTCACTCAGGAAGTTCTGTTCTTAAACTCTTCTGATAAGAGAGGAATAGATACACTGAGAAACGAAATTATAACATTCTGTTCTATCATGTCATGGGACGATAGCGGAATAAAAATTGTTATTCTTGACGAGGTTGATAACCTAACAAACGACTCTCTTCAGGCTTTACGTGGAGTAATGGAAGAATATATTGAAACAGCAAGATTCTTTTTGACTGGAAATAACTTGGGTAGGATTCCAGACGCCATCAAGTCGCGTTGCCAGAAGTTTGACTTCAATAACATCTCAAAAAATGAAATAGCTAAACGATGCAAGCACATCTTAGATACTGAAGGAATAAAGTGTGTAAACTTCGCCAGGGATGTCAAATACATCATAAATGAATTCTATCCAGACATTCGCCAAATTGTAGGTGCCTTGTCGAAGTTCACGATTGGTGGGGTATTTCAAATCGACCAAAGTAAAACATTCTTCGCTCGTCATGATATGCTTGTTCAGCTTATCAAAGAGAAGAACTGGAGAGATATACGCACAAAGGTTTGCGGCACAGACACTTACGACAATTTATTTAAGGTATTATTTGACAGGGCAGAAGAGATAAGTCCAGAGAAGGTAGAAATTATCATGATACTTGTAGCCGAAGGGATGAAGTCCCAAGCTGCGGTCGCTGACTTCGAGGTAAACTTTATGTCAACGGTGCTAAAGATAATACAGGAGATTTAATTGTTTGACTCGTTTAAGAAATTTTTAGGGTGGAAGAAACCAAAAGAGGAAGAGACATTACCAGAACCAGAAATACCTGATCTTGGCGTTGATATTGGTCTTCCAAAAAAAGCCCAAGCAATTCCTTTACCAGTTATTGCCGACGACTCTTACACAAACAATTTATTGAATAAATCAAAAAATAGTATAAAATATACTAATAACACAGAAAGAGGACTTATGGCAGAGAAATTTTTAGTCGTACTTGACACATCAAACAGACCAGAAGTAACAGATAGAGGTCTTAAGGGAGGGCTAAAGAATTTTTACTTTATAGCCGCCGCAAATCCAGATCAAGCTAAACAAATTGTATTATCAACATTTGCCAGAACCCCGCATATTGTTCAACAGATACAGTACTCGTTAACTGTTACGCCTCTTAGTAGAATAGCACCACATGTCAATGAACAGACACCAGTATGGAGTTATATTCCTCTCCGCAAGGGATCAAAAGCACCTGGGCAACAGTCAACGCCGCCTTCACAGGCGATAAACCCAAACAACACTGATGAAGTTATTCCCATGCAGATACCCCCTGCCCCAATAACACCCCCAACGCAAAACGACACGCCCAAGATGGCTGAGATTCCCCCCGAAGCCCAGGCTAATAACCCAATGGCGGCAATGATGTCACCTACATTGCCAAACGGACAGCCAAACCCAATGTTTGCTATGTTACAGATGTTCCAAGCAGCTATGGCTGGGGGTACAGCGCCAGCCGCACCAACAGTCCCACCAAAATCCATAGTGACAAGGGGCGATCCAGACAATGATCCTGAGTTGGCGGCTAGGCTTGCTGAAGTAAGATCAACCGCTGTTGCCCGTCATGTAAATCACGACCCAAGTGCAATGGACGATGAGTTGTCGCATGCCGAGAGAAAAGCCGCTGCCGAAGTTGAAAACTTTAAGTCGCTTGACAAGTCTGAGCAAGGAGCAAGAGGTCTTACATCCGTTCAGAATGATATAGATCCTGCACTTATGGGTCAGATGACAAAGACTCTTGGTAAGATGGAAGTTGGTCAACCAGAAGATAAGGCACCCACTAAGAAAAGAAAGTAATGACTAAGCATAAGAAAAGAGAAGGACTAAAGAAGAAAGAGACTAAGAGTTATCTATGGGAAATTATAGATGATATCTTAGTTCATAAGACTGGCACGCTACTCGACAACCCCGATTACGAAAAGGGATTTTCACCGTTCATGGCGGTGCGTGTGTTGTCAATGCATCCTTCACTTATCGAATATGCCAACTATATCAATACTCTACATCAAACATTTGGCGGGCATGGTCTTGACAAGAAAAGATTCTATAAGATGCTTGTCAGAATAATACCAGAAACAACCGAAAGAACTTTATACCTAAAATCAGTTAGTCAAGAAGATAAGGATGTTTCATGTGTTATGTCTTACTTCGATTGTAATCAAAGAGAAGCTCTTATGTATATTGACCAGTATGGTGAAAAATGGGTAGATTCCATAAAGAGAACCCAAGGTGGGTTAAGGAAATAATATCATGGATATCGGAATAAAAGTCAAATTATTAAAGCCCTATGGACAGGTATGTGAGACGCTTGAGAGGATGGGCGTTGTAAACAGAAAAGAGAAGGTAATATATCCATCATGTTACTGTCATAAAATTGACGAAGATACTTATAGTATATGCCACTTTAAAGAAATGTTCCTCCTTCAAAACAAACCCAGCACCTTTAACGAAGTTGATAGTTTGAGAAGAGCGACTATAACATATCTTCTTCAGGATTGGGGATTTGTGTCTGCAATAGATGTCGATGAGATATCTAAAATTCTCACCCTAAAAGATAAGATTGATGTTATTCCGCATAGGGATAAGCATCAATATAAAATCATTCATAAATTTAAACAATATTTGACAAATAAGCGACCTGTGCCATAATGGAATTATGAAGCCTCCTTCATACGCAGTTCAAGCCATATTCTATAGAATAGTGCCAGATTGCGAAGTAGTAAAAACATCAAATTCCTTCATACATCGTGGTCGCTGTCCCCTATGCGGCGACTACAAGAAAAGAATGTATATAAAGGAATATAGTGACAGATATCATGTATATTGTCACAACTGTGGATACTCCAATGGGTTCTATCATTTCCTCAAAGATGAGTTCCCCGAGTGTGTAGAATCACTGAAGCAGTATATATTTGACTCCATAAAGTCGGGTGACTTTATGAAGAGGAATACACCTAAAGAACCAGAGATTGACCGAACCGAAGAATTTGACATGAAGCTTCGGTGTTATCTTCAAGACAATGCCTTCCCGTTAAGCAGAAAACAGAAGCACGAATCGAAGGAGGCGTGTCGCCAAAAAGCTATAAAGTATCTTAGTGACCGTAAAATACGAGAGCAGGATTGGTCAGAGTTCTTCTTTATTTTCGAAGGTCAATTGCGTGGTTATATTGGTATACCTATGTGGGACGCAAAGAAAATGAATTTACTTCATATACAGGGAAGACTACTATTCAAATCAAAGACCCAAGAAGACCAAGAGAAATATCTTTTTCTTAAAGATACCGCAGCAGGAATTGAAAATCTTGCCAAGCCAATATTCGGATTATGGCGGGCAGATCCGGAAAAACCAGTATTCATGTCGGAAGGAACTCTAAGTGCCCTTGCATTTGGAAAACAGGGACTTGGCACTGGTGGCGCAAGAATCAGTAAGTTTTATATATCAGGTGTACACAAGAAATTTAAAGATGTTATTTGGTCATTCGATAACTATTGGACCGATAAAACAGGAAGAGAAATGACTGAGAAGCTACTTCATATGGGAGAAAGTTGCTTCGTATTCCCCAAAGGAACTCCATGTAAAGACACTAATGACCTACTTTCACATCTAAATGTCGATGAGATACCAGAAAGTTTCATTAATGAGAATAC